ACTTTGGAGAAAACATATGCCGTCCAAATCAAAAGCGCAGAGCCGTCTGATGCACGGGGTGGCATCGGGCAGCATCAAAGGCTCGGGCGTGCCACCCAAGGTCGCCAAGGACTTTGTCGCCGCCGACAAGGGCAAGAGCCAGGCGAAGATGCCGGAACGGATGCCGGGACCATCGATGGCGGACACTGTCATGCCCATGAAAGGACGCTGACGATGCCAGCCTTTCACCTACTGCGGTGCATGGTCGCCCTCGGCGGGGACCAGGGCAATCAGGTCTACCGTCACCGGGACCGGCCGATCGTGTTCCCCGAGCTGCCGATCCTGCAGTTCATCCACGGCGAGGAAGCCATCACCGAGATCTTCGTGGTGGGCACCTGGGAGGCCAGCAACGACGAGGTGCTGCAGCGGCTGCAGACGATCTACCAGCCGGAGACGGTGCAGGCAGTCTACCCCGGCAACCGGCCGCGGCTGCCGGTGTCGGACGCCTCGGTCCCGCGCTGCACGCTGCCGATCTACAAGCCACGGCCGACCCGGCCCGACAGCCCCGACCCGAAGCTGCGGCCCCTCGGCGAGTTCACGTACCTGGACAGCCAGGTGCCGGTGTTAGACGCACCGGACCTGCCCCGGGAGACCGAGCCGACCGTGGACGAGATCGCGGCCCACGCGCAGGACGACGTGGATGACGTCGAGGGCGCCATCGAGCTGGGCCTGGATGGGCCGAAGCGCATACGCCCGGAGGACCTGGCGCACATCGTGCGGGACACCAGCGGACGCGGCGCGTCAACCGCGGGACCACTGACCCAGCTGCCGGATGTGAACGCCGGCGGCAGTCACTCGCCGAACTTCAAACCCAAATCCGGCGGCGGCGCGGCCTTAGCCAACCGAGCGGCCCGTGGCGCCTAAACAGCTGCGTGACATGCTGACTGACCTCCGGGCAGAGGTTGGTCATTCGACCAATGTCGCGCACGGCATCAACGACCGCGACACGCTGCTCTACTATCTGAACCGCACGCAGATCCAGCTGTATCAGGATTATGACTGGCCGCAGCTGATCATCGATCGCGACATCAAGCTGGTCGACGGTGGGCGTTACTATGCCTATCCGTCCGACCTGGCGTTCGATGACATCACCAACATCTGGGTGCTGATCAACACGGTCTACAACGAGCTGGCCTACGGCATCGGCCCCTACGAGATGGTGCTGTGGAACTCGGATACCGGGTTCAAGGCGTGGCCCACCCGCAAGTGGATGCACAACGCCGACAGCAACATGATCGAGCTGTGGCCGGTCCCCGATGCCAGCGCCATCAACGCCAACGCCATCATCCGGGTGCGCGGGACCAAGACCGTCACCAAGATGATCAACGACGATGATGTCTCGACGCTGCCGGATAATCTCATCGTGCTGTTCTCGGCGGTGGAGATCCTGCAGCGCGACGGCGCCAAGGACGCCGCGCTGAAACTGCAGAAGGCCAACGAGGCGATGCGGCGGCATCGCGTGCGCCAGTTCAGCCACAAGAAGGTGCGTCCCATCGTGATCGGTGGCGGCGGTGGTGACGCCCAGTCGCGGCCCGGACACCAGCCGGTGCTGGGCCTCGACTACATACCCCCGGGCTATGGTAGCGGACCTAACGTAGGATGAGGGGACGTGTTAGAGATCTGGTGACACCACGTAACCAGGCCAGATTGGTGGGGGCGAAGACGTTTGACCCTGGTCGGTCGTGTGTCCACGGTCATCGGTCTTTGTTCTGGACAGCGTCAGGTGGCTGCATCGAGTGTCAACGCACCCTCGGTAACACACCGAAGCACCGGGAGCGCCGACGTCGGCATGCGAACACCGAACACGGTCAGCGGTGGCGCAAAGACTGGTATGCGAAGAACAGCGGAAAGTGTGTTGGTTACGCGATTAAACGCTACTACGGGCAAGACGATCGCATGATCCTGCCAGAACACAGGGCTACTGTTGCCGCGATGTATGCTTTTGCGCATCAGCATGGCCTGGTTGTGGACCACATAATCCCGTTCCGTGGAAAGTATGTATCTGGCCTCCATATACTGTGCAATCTGCAAATAATCACTAGAGAGGAAAACCTGTCTAAACTGAATTATACCGAAAGCGACAGTAATGGCTAGCGGATCTAAAGTATTCAGTGTGACGGATTTCAAGGAAGGACTTGACGTCCGCAAGACGCCCCTCACGGCGCCGGGCGGTTCGCTGCGCATCCTGGAAAACGCGGTGATCAACAACGGCGGCGAGATCGAGAAGCGCCTGGCGTTCGTGCCGATGACCACGATGCCGGCGGGGTGGATGTATCTGACCGGTCAGAGCGGTAGTCTGCACGCGTTCTCTATCGCTGGTGGCGCCGCTGCTATTCCGCCCGGGTCAACGCCGGTGCCGATCGTGCCGCATTATCTGCAAGATCCGGGCGAGACGATCATCTGGATCGCGGACGTGGAGGCGTTCGGCACCTCGTTCTTTGTTTGTGGCAACAGCGCCACGCGTTGGTATTGCTGGTACAAGGATTTCCTGGTGCATGAGGCGGACAACAGCCTGAGCAGCGGTCAGTATGCCCGCACCTGGAAGTCCAAGATGTATCGGGTTGACTATCAGTATCTACGCTTCTCCGGGGTGAACAATCCGGCGCAGAATGATCCGGCCTCGGTGACCGAGCCGGGGGCCGGTTTCATCAATCTGGCGCTCAACGATCCGGATGCCGAAACTCTGGTCAGCATGGAAGTTTATTACAACCAGATGGCTGTGTCGGCGCGATTGCAAACACAACTGTTCACGCTCGATCCCGATCCAACCAACGACACGTTGACACAGCTTTTGCGCATCGGCGTGGCGGCGCCACGCTCGATGGTGCAGTTCGGCACGGGAGACGTTCTGTTTCTGTCTGACAGCGGTGTGCGCAGCTTGAAGGCGCTCTACGTCAATCTGGCGGCCAGCGTGTCGGATGTCGGTTCGGCGATCGATCCTCTGCTGATCGAAGCCCTTCGTTTGAACCCTGGTTACACCGGCTGGTGCGACGCCATCGTGCAGCCGATCCAGGGACGCTATTGGCTGTCTTACGTCAACACGATCTATGTGCTGTCTTACTTCCCAGCCGGCAACATTACCGCGTGGTCGACGTTCAACACCGGCTTTTATGTGAAGAACTTCGCGCTGGTCGGCAACCAGATGTTCGTGAATGATAGCAACAACAACATCTATCTGTATGGCGGCCTCGCCGGCAATGAATACGACAACACCGCGGTCACCGTTCGCACGCCGCACATGCACGCTGACAGCCCGACCGAGAACAAGCGCATCAAATCCATGGACGTGATGTGCCAGGGCCAATGGGCAATTAACATTGGCATGCTGCCCAACAACACCGAAGCGTTCGAGCTGGTCGCTACGGTGCAGGATAATACCTATGGTTTGATGAGCATCCCGTTTGCTGGCTACGGCACGCATTTTGGGCTGCACATGACGCACCAGGCGCCTGGTCCCGCGACCCTTTCGGCGGTGCATCTAAATCTTTTGGAGGGGGTGGTTAAGTGAGCGTCACGACCCTCGAACCGGATCAGGATCACATGATCCGCATGCACGCGGCATCGCGCGAGGGGATCACCCATATCGTGCGCAACCTGCGCGACCGCGACCGGCGCGAGATCTTCGCGCTGCGCTGGGACGACGACGAGGACGCGCTGATCGAGAACGTGACCGCCAATGCGGGACCATTGTGGCGGGTGTGGTCCTGGGACGGCGAGCCGATCGCGGTCAGCGGCGTGGTCCCGGTGCGGCCGGGGGTGGTGATCTGCGGCGCGTTTGGCACCGACCAATACCGCAAGGCGGTGCGCCCGATCGCGCACTGGGCGCGCACCTACATCATCCCCGCTTTGCAACGCTCGAACTACCACCGCGCCGAAGCCTATGCGCTGGCGTCCAACATGGATGGCAGGGCGTTCATCGAACTGATCGGCGGCGAGGTCGAAGCCCTGCTGCAGGGCTACGGCCGCAACCGCGAGGACTTCCTGCTCTACACCTGGGACCTGACCCAGCCCACTGGCCGGAGGACAAGACATTGTGCTTAGGGGGACATAGCGGCGGCAGCAGCGGGCCACAGATGGTGACCGTGGCTAAGAACATTGACAGCATCGGCAACACGGTTCCGGTCACCGTCGAAGCCGGCATACCGCAGGACTACATCAACCGTGGCGCTACCTCGGTGGCGGCTTACCAGACCATGGCCAGTCAGGATCTGAGCGACAAACAGATCGCAGCGCAAAGGCAGATCGCGGACCAGCAACAGTCGTTCAACCAGCAGCAGGCCGATCAGCAAAAGGCGCAATACGACCAGCAGATCCAGCAGGCCCAGGACCAGGCCACAAGGCAGAGCGAATACGACACCGGGCGGGCCAATTTGCTGGGACAAGGCACCCAACAGGTCAACGACGCGTTCAGCAAGTTCAGCCCGGATTACTTCAACCAATACGCCCAGGATTATATGTCCAAGGCGCAGGACGATATTAGTTACCAACGCAATATCGCGGAGAAGAACCTGGGGTTTCAGCTGGCACGACAAGGGATTTCCTCCAGCCAGGCCGGGGTCAACCAAGAGGGCCTGATCGACGAGAACGCCGGGCGCGCCACTGCGCTGCAGACCGCTAACGCGCAGTCGGCGGA